CTAATGTTGACACTAAATCAAGCACTGATAATGATTATCAATTGACAGATGATGATAAAAATCTGTATAGAAACAATGAATGTGGTCCATTGCGAAATGCTTCAATAAAACAATTACACAACTGTAATTTCGAAGGACTAACAAGAGCAACAAATCCAGATCGCGATTATTGGAAGAGCATTGTCGCTGAAATAGAAAGAGATTTTGATAAAAGTAAACCAATCTTATTAGTGGCATCAGCTGATTTTTACCCTGAACCAGGTACGCAATCCGTCAATTTAATTTATCATCCAGAACAAGCAATACTTGGTTATAGGAACATTGTAATCAAGTGTTACAGCGGTTTTAAACAGGAAATGAGATTTGCTAGACTATTGACAGCAGTTATGGGTTCACCTGAGTTTAACTATAACTTGGTTGGCGGAAGGTTAGATCATCAGGACACATATGAGGCAACGACAGTTCACACCAACACTCGTTATACTGGAATTGGAATGGACTATTACAAAATGTTAGATCCAGCATACAACATGCCCACTATTGTTTGTATTAATAATCAAAGTAATTGTCCAATTTATTTGAACAACGCAAGTTATAGGGGTGGTTTCATGTCAACGCAATCATTGAGGTGGGCAGAACTAATGAGTGGTGGAGACAGTTATGTTTATGGGGCAGATGAAACTCTTGTCTGTAGGGCAAGTTTGGTTTTGAGTGACGTAAAAGGTCCAAATGTACCCTCAGCAGCATATAGTGGCATGCGCTGGATCCCGTTAACAGGTACAGAACAAGATGCAGATGATGGCATCAACACTAGGCCAGCAATACCACCCGTATGTCATGTAAATAACATGGGAACGTTTAGCATGGACATAGACAATTGGTTGACCAGTTTACTAAACAAGTCATCAAACTTCATAATTAATTGTAAGTTGGCTTTACTAATTCAACATTTAGACGTAAACCTAGCTCAACCAAGAAAAGACGGGGCATTGAATAAACATTACCAACAACAATTCGGTTGGGGTCCAGCGTCAAAAACATCTTGGTGGAAGAACGGGAAGGTAAAAATTACACCTGAATTATGGGAAACAATGATTAGTGAAATGAATAAAGGTTGTAAAACCATTAGTTTGAAATCGTTGTCACCAAGTAAGATGAACACAGTACTGTCTGCTCTAACTATCTCAAACATAATAAATGACACTTTAGTTAAGATAACAGACGGTAGCAGTGTTAATTATTTCGTCACCAACCCTCCAACTCTTATCGTATCTACATCCCTAAAAGGAACAACAAAAGAGAAGGAACCTGAACAATTATTATGGTTCCATGACAATCCAGATGAAGAAGAAAAAGAACATCATATGAAACACACAAGACATAAGGATCCGGCGACAATAGGTTTCATAATCAAACCGTCAGAATCAAAAAATTGGAAGCAGCGTAAAGCAGCCATTATAATGCCAGTGGGGACAGGTAAAACATATTTGACAAACAAATATCCTGAATTGTTTGTTGATCATGATATTTTGGAAAGCCAAAAATCTGTTCTAACACGGAAACTATTAGCAAAGGCAATTAATAATAATGATTGGCCAACGGTTGCAGCAATACACAGAGATACAAGAGTACCAGTAGGTAAAATCCTTCTATCATGGAGTTATGACACAGTGCCCACTGATTGTGACATATTAGGGGCTGTAATAACAACAAAACCTTCAACAAAAATCTCTGACAATAGAC